AATTGCCTCTCCGCATGTAATAACCGGCGAGAACCTTGTCGTAAGCACGATATCGATCGCATCGAACTCTTTTTTGATGTCAATATCAGTAAGCAAAGGCCGCTTGATCACGAAGAATCCCAATGGGGCATAGGATGCGCTTAGATTTTGCCCTGTACTAAGCACGTAAGCAGTACCTGCTGGCACAACGTTGCTAACATAGAATTGCAATCCATACACAGTTCCTATTGCACCGCTTTGAACCACAGGCTCGCCATAGTAAGCGTACAATGAAAATTGGGGCAAATACTTGAGATCACGTGCATTAACAGGATTACAAAGCAAAGTATCAGCGATGAAGTTGTAACTAGCAATTTTTGCGTCAGCCCAAAGCAGATCCTTTGTGCCAATCGCACCAGTTAGGGTATACTCTGTACCTTGGGCTCCAAGGCTCTTGCCCGTGCCAGCACTGCTACTACCAGCTGCAATATCAATCACGGTCATGCAGTCCTTATCAATTTGATAAGCCATACGTCTCGCTAGACGTCGAAGCTGCTGTTCAATCACAGGAATGTAGAAGTCTTCAATGGCTTCACGCGGAATCCTTTCTCGCAGCCCTTTCTTGTAAGGCGTGACAGTTACGGTTGTTAATGGTGTAAAGTCCATCGGAATTTCCGCTCCTTCGCTGATTTCACTGATTCCAATGCTTCTTGAACCTTGTTCTTTTGGAAATGTGGCTGTTCGACCTGCAACAAGCGGAAACTCGGGCAATAACCGTTTTACGACGAGAGCGGGCATCGTCAATTCTATGATGTGCTTGTGCAATGCGGGATACGCTATCGCGCCTGTGTCAACCCATGTAAAAGCATCACGAATCATAGCCATGTAAAATCACCTTTTACCAGAGATCAATGTATGCGGTGCCGCCGCTTGCGGCGCCTGCGGTTGCTTGACCTACGATCGTAGTGTTCAGAGTCGTGTTGTCTGCTATAAATCGTGTGCCATTCTGTGGTTTGACTTGATCTCCTGCAACTATAGTGCCATAAGCGATTACTCTGCAAATTCCTCTTTTCACAACACTAACGCTTTTGCCGATTAGAGCCTTCGTAAGAGCTATACCTGCAAATTTCTTAGTGCCCACAACGACAGTTGACCTTTTAACCGTCCAATCTCCGCTGTATTCGAGAACATCGCCCATGTTAATGTCTTCACCCGCGATAAGGGTTACAATGTAACGATCTGAGACAAGCGGACTTGTTCCTTCTAATTGTAGAGTAGCCATTCAAAACACTAACCCTTGAAGGTTTGCGTCTGCAACATTCGATGAGCTTTCAGAATATCCTTGAACCAATCATAATTGCCCAGTGCATCCTTCTGTATCTCGTCAACCGCTACGATGCCCTTGCCCGATGCTTTGCCAGCTTTTTTCTGAGCTTCAGCCTCAGCTCCCTCAGCCTTTGGCGGAAACCCCGCCTCACCTTCACCAGATTCGCCTTCCTCTGCTTCTTCTGGCTCTACCAGCTTCTTTGACAGTTCACTTATTTTTTTGCTTAGACTTCGTTTCGTTGCTCTTTTTCCGATTTCACTCTCTAATTCAGCAACCCTTTTCTTTAAAGTGTCCAATTCTGAGTCGCTTGCGCTTGGACCTTCCGTAATCTGCTTCTCCAGTTTAGTCACTTGATCCATCAATTCTTGATAAGTCACTTGTTTAGGCGTCGATTCGCCTGGCGCCACGTTCACTACGCCTTGTGCCTGATGCGGAGAAGCACCTTTCTGAGCGTTTTGTTCAGACAAGTGCTTCACCTCCTTTTTTGCTTCACTCTTTTTGTTTTCAGGTTCTTGCGGCTCCTTCTGCCTAGAACCCACATCTTTGTTATCTTCCGATAACTGCGAATTTTGAATATTCTTTAAAATAGCATCATATTGAGAATCATTCATGGCTGCTGCAAAGCCGACTGGATGAAACTCTGTGGTCTTATAAGCTGGAGAGGCGACGATACTTAATTCTCGCACCTTCGGCTTATGCACGATTTCCCAAGCTCCAGGGCACAAGTGAACAAGCATGCCCTCTTTGCGTGTAGGTTTCTTGCATTTGCTGCATTCAACATCGTCGCTATCTACCTGAGCACTAACGGTGTTGACGTAATTGCGAAGTATTTTTTCAATAAGTTTTTCCTCGCCGACTTCTGCTCTGAACCAAACAGAATTGCCCATGCGTTTTGCTTCTGGAACCTTGCCTACAACCATTAAGGCACTCTCTGCATGATCGACACGAAGTTGAGCTCCCATAAGACTTTGAACGAAAAAGTCAAGATCTTCCTCGGGAACCTGCCATTTATTCGCATTAACGCTTGTGTCAATGGCTACGCCTTCAATGTTGATTAATTTCTCTTTTAGGGCATACTCTGCCGAAACGCCCTCTTGAGCCTTGAACGGAACAAAATATCGAAGCTGCATTTTCTATGTCACCAAAACTGCACGTTTACCCTGAGACTTAAACCAAGCTTCCTGATACGCTCTGAAGGATTCAGCATCCTCAAGCATACTCTTCTTCTCGCTTTTTGGAGTGTAACCCTTACAGCCCGGTACGCTGCAGGGCGGATGAACCATGTTAAGCTCTCGGTAATGCCCTAACAAGTGATCATGCGCTTCCTTCTGCTGGGCTTTAGATAGATTCGTGTGTGTAACGCGAGCCATTTCATTGACCAAATGAGCACGGTCCACTTTTCCGCTTGAATCATGATGTGGCAGATTTCTATTCGTCCTAGGAACCGTTCTACCTGAATCATCTTTCTCGCCTTTCACAACTAGTGCGAATGCTGAATCAGCCAACGAATTTATGAAGCTCGTATCCCATTCTTTCGCTTGAAAACTCATTTTTTCACCTTTTGTAAAATGATGCTTGTTAGAAAGTGAGGAAGTAAGTTGCTACGAGGATTGAGGAATCATATTTTTTATTTCTCTCAAAACAACTTGTGTTTCAACATATGTTCTTTCTTTTTCAGAAAGTATGCCTTCCTTTTTCGGGTTACCAAATTTATCAATAATCAATAAAAGGTCCTCATTTAACATATCAAAAGACTGTCTCAACCTTTGTTGGAGAACCCTTTCATATTCTGATGTAATTTGAGTTTGACCTTTTAGCCAAGACCTGACGTTTTTACTTAGCAGTCTCATATTAGTCTCCTCATGAAACATGTGAAATTTCCACGTAAGCATTCATGAAGCGCCGCCGCCACTCATCCCAAGCCTTAAAATCTAACAACGAGCGAATCTCGCCCTTCAAGTGGCTATCAAGCCAGCTCCGAACTTGCTCACGAGTCTTAAAACGTTCCTTGTCAAACATGTAATTCTGAATTTCCCAACGGTCTGAGCCTTTCACCTTGCCAAGCGTTATCTTAACGCCTTTCCCTAACTCCTTAACCCGAAACCTCTCAAACTTGCTTGGATCGCTCACTCTATAGCGCCAGACAGTCTTAGATTCTTCAAGACCGGGCATAATTCAAATCACCATCAATTAGCTAACCATAAATCAACATCACGCTAATTAGCAAGGAACTCGCAGATTGTGAGTAAACGCTTCAGAATCTGCTCCTTTATTCTTGCGTGAGGACGTTTATTATCAATGAAAAGTACGTATGTTTGACAATCCTGCGGCATTACTATGCGCATCTTGCTGTTGTAATGATACTTGTTCTTATCCATTTTACCATAGTGAAGGCGCCTAATTCTGCAAAAAAGGCAGGTGAAATGAGGCCGATGAAGATTGTGGCCGCACAGTTTCTTACATGCAAAACTCATTGCGGGGGCTCCTCTTGTTCTCCTGGTACTTGCGACTCCTCGAGCGCATGCTTCACAGTTTTTTGGATTGCATTGTCAACTTGTCCCTTCGGCTGCGGTGCGGGAAGCATGTTTTCAGCTGCTAACGCTTCATCCGTAGGCTGCTCTGGATAGCCTAACTGTGGCCGAGCTTCACTTCGCAGAATAATGTTCTTGTCCACAAGATCACTGATGAACTTGGCTTTCACGTCAAGCGTGGGCTCCCATATCGGATGCCACTTAATAGTTGGAACTTCAACGCCCTCTCCAAACTTGGCTTCCAGGAGCTGTTTAAACAGCATTGTTTCAAGCGTGTCGCCGATGAGCTCCTGCAGCATCCGCAAGCGCGTGACATACTCTTGCATCACAATTTCAGCTGTTGCACGGTTAGTCCTCTCGCTTTCACCGAGAAAGATTTTCGGAACACCTAAAACAGCTTCGCGTTGCTTGTAAAGATAATCAAGCCAAAACTGAACATTCACATCTTTCGTAAGGCTGGGCACAACATCAACGGCAACATCACCACGGACAAACACGTCAGTCGCAGGCCGACGATCACGGAAAGCTTCCATTAGCTGCTGAAGCTGCGGATCGCTGAAGGGCATTTCAGGTCTTCCCGCTTTGACCACGAGCATTGGCTTAGTATAAGTATGCACGATGATTGCCATGTCATCTTCAAGCTGATCAATCAATGCCTGAATCTTCAACAGAGGTCTAAGCAGGCTTGTGCCATAGCTGAACTCGTACCACCAACTTTTAGCGCCCCATCGAAAATGCACAATGTCCTGAGCTGTAAATACGACAGGGGGAAAAGTCAAAAGCTGAATGTAACCGAACACATTACCATAAGCATCACGTCTAACCCGCACATGCACAGGATCCAGCGGCTTAAGCCACCATTCTTCAGGAGGCATACCCTCTTCTCGGCAGATCTCAAACTCTCCATTGCCAAAAACAAGCATATCCGTTCCAATGATACGCAGAGTCTGCAAAATATTATGCTCATCAAGCCAATCAGTCAACCACTCTTTAACAGCTTCATCTCCGCCTTCCAACTCGAAACCGTTGCTAATCGCAAGATTAATCGTAACATTGATACATGCGGAGATATATGGAGTAAACGTAAAAAGATCTTTGTACTTCGGAAGATCCTCAATTGGGACGGCCCCCCACATGCGCTCCCAATACGCCGTATAAGGCGGAGTGATGAAGCCAGCGCCACTGCCCTTAAGCATGTACTTTGTAACGTAGCCCCAAAGCATGTTGTCAGCTTTCCAGCTAAGAGGGACCTCCTCTTCAATCTGGCGCTTGCTAATTTCTGGCGGAACCTGCCTCTGAGCCTGCAAACCAGGTTTAACCTGCTTAGCGAACCCAACCAACTTTCCTTACTTTCCTTATTGTTTTTGCTGAACGATGATAGCAACCGGGGCAGCTTCTGACTCCTTCGCGCTAGTAATACGAACCTCTTCAAACGGTATGATCTTCGCTAAGTCCACACCATTCACGTAGACGTGCAGATCTGAAGGCGCACAATCGACCTTCAAACCAAGCGCCCTAACTTCCTTCTGGTTTGCCAGGAAAAGCTCTCTTTCCATGTTTTTTCCTCTTTTTCGATGAACGTGAAACCTCTGCTCGTAAGTCATAATCAATGAATTTGGAAGGATTTTCGAGACTACAAAAGTGCATAACTGCTGTTATCACTCGGGCTTGCGTCTTGCCGAACACTCACAGATGAAGAACTGTCACAAGCCAAAAAGCTTGAGAAAGAGCGCCGCTATAATTCCAGAACTTACAAGCAAACCCCAAATCCAACCTCTCACGCGTCTTGAAGCGGAGCCCTTTCCATATTCAACTTGGGGAAACAACCAATTCAAGAATGCCTCAAGAGCAAAAACTGCAGGGAAGGCTACGGCAACAAAAACCAAGATAAATAATTCTTCGAATTGCGTACTTTCTTTAAGGTAAGGCATTATCCAAGGCCATAGCGAACGCAAAAATGCAAAAGACAATGAGCCCCATGCTACCAGAGACAGGATATATCTTATGCTTGCATGCGTTACCAACGGATGATATGAAAGCCTCTTGCTCATGAAGATTCCATCCAATTTCACTGTAATCCCATTCACCCAAGTACTATCGACACCCGACACTTTTGCCTCACTATCTTTCATCCTCCAACGCGTCAAATACAGAGAAAGAGTGATGTTTTTTGCAGAGAGTCGAGAGTTCAACTCCATCGAAATCTCATTGGCATCATCTGGCCATTCAGCTTCCGCAAAAGAAGCTATGTTAGCACTATCGATATTTCTAGAATTTGACCTAAGCAAGTAACCGAGTGAAGGGTCCCCCTGCATACGTCCCGTAATATTATCCTCAGTTAATTGCTTCGGATACTTTTTATAGTAATCTTCTTCTTGCATCTGCATCTTAGTTTTCTCAAAAACTTCTTTGAAGCATAATTCGTACTCTTTTTCTAATAGCTCCCCCACTTTCTTGACCAAGTCCTTGTCGACTAAACAAGGAGGAATATTAAACGATCTTTTCTCGGTTATCTTGGACATCAAGCCAAATGTTAATCGATGATTACTAATAAATCTTGGCTAAGGTAGAATGTCAGACATTAGCTTATGGATAGTGGAAAGATTTCGCGTGCTCAATGCGGAAGCATGACTGCGCCCTTTCCAGGTGGAGGCGCCTGCGTGCCTGTGTAAACTCCTAATGCGAGGGACCACAACATGTCATCGTGGCTGTTTTCTGGATGACTAAACTGTAGATGTCCGCTCTTGCTGTAAGCATATTGTTGCTCGTTGATCTGCTCGCATAACTGTCTATGATACGGTATTGCTAAACGGTTCTGTTCCATTGCAATTTTCAATGTCGTCAACAAATCCTCTTTCGTCTGAATCGTGAACTTCAGGCCTTCAGCGCAGCCTACGCCTTGGTTGCGGATCTCCTCAAGGACCGGCTCGCCTAAGCCTGTCTGATCCACAAGCACGCTTCGGAAATGAAACTTTTGGTATGCTCGAACTAAGTGGCCAATGACATGGGTGTAAGACGTTTCAAGCGGAAACTGATACATGTAAACGAGCTTAAGCGTGTCTCCTTCACGCTTCAAAACCGTTATGACGCTGTAATCCTGCAACTTGCCGAAATCGATCCCTGCGTAGTAATCCCCGCTTGGAAAAGAAACTTCAAGATTTGTGCACAGTTCCAGACTAAACTTTTGGGCAAGCTCCACGCATCCGCGTATTAGGTCCTGCGGGAAATAGCTGTTTAAGGCTTCAACAAACTCTGCCTCGTATTCCATCAGATAGACCTCACGTGTCATGTTCTGCCGCATCTCCTCAAGAAACTCAGGTTTGATCAATGGACACTCGCTTGACTTGACTCGGTGCACGCTATAGGCAGGATTAACAAAAGCCCGATAAAAAAAATGATCCTTGCCCCAAGGGGTACTGAGGAAGATCGCATAGCCATCCGTGGTAGAGAGCATCGGAAAAATAACTTGAGTTATAACTTTCTCGGGCATGAAGGAAGCTTCATCACAGATACACACGTTCGCGGTGAAGCCACGCAAAAGGTTTTCAGAGCAAGGCAAAGCGATGATGCGGCTCCCGTTTTCGAAATGAATCAGGGTTCTTGTTGCGCGCAGTATTCTGTTTCTCAATTGGGGTGTGAAATAGACGAATGCTGCGATGCGGTCGAACATTATCACGCTCTGTCGAAGGCTAGGCGATGTTATCAGCACTGTCACATTCGAGTTTGTGTATGCAAAGTATATGGCTTTCATGGCTATGGTTGTGGTCTTTCCCGACTGCCGCCCCATACAAGCTACGATGCGCTTACTCGAATCTTCAAGAAGCTTAACCTGATACGGAAAAGGCTTAACGCCCAAAACTTTCTCGGCAAAATCAACAGGTCCCTTGATTTCAACCGCTTCTTCAATTAGAAGCTGCCTTACTGCCTGCTGAGTCTCCTCAAACTTTTTCAATGCCTTTCGTTGCTTGTAGCTCCGCCACAGCAGCAGCAAGCTCTTCAATCTGCCTCTCAATTTTTTCCCACTTCTCATAACCCGCCAACAAGGGCGCGTAATCTTTCGCAGCCTGAAAAATTATCCGAAACCTCTCCAAAGCCAGCTTATCAACCTCTTTCATCGCGCAGATCTGCTTCAAGGCTGTACTGAAAAGCTTAACAACCCTCTCCATGGGCATGGCTTCTCGGGCTGGCTGTATAGTGTGCACTATCGCCGTGGGATTAGTGTGCACTATACTACCATACGCTTGCTTGCCTATGGCCCGCACTGTTCTCCCTGGCAATTTACCACTGTCAAAAATCTCTTGAGGGCTTAACCCCTGAGCCGCCATTTTCTCTAAAACCGCTATTTCCTCAGCGGTCCACGGCTTACCACGCGCCATTAATAGACCTTCTGAAAAGTTCCTCTTCCACGCGAATCAACAAGCACTTCGCCCTTCTCCACGTCTGGAACAAGGCTGACCTGAACAGGCTCGCGGAGCAAGCCTAAGACTTCATCACGCGAAAGTCTGCAAATTGTTTCGCATAAAATTTTGTCATGGAAGCTGCTTGTGAAAATGATTCTGCGAATACTCCGCTTCTGACGCTGCAACTCGCTTCTCCTATGCATAAAATCACCTAACACCACGCTGAGGCGGCGAAACAAGAGAAAGGCTTAAAATCGCGGGTCACTTTTCAGGCTCATCTTCCGTCTCCCT